TGGACAACAAATGAAGTGGAGTGTTAGAGATGAATCATTACACTCAAAGATGGGTTGCCAATTATTCAGACATATGTGTGAGGAGTTTCCTGAATTATTAGAAGAGGCAAAAGAGGATATCTATAAAGCAGCTAAAATCATTAGAGATTTAGAGCACCAATTCATTGATAAGATTTTTGAAATGGGTTATTTAGAGAATCTTAAAAAGAATGATTAAAAAGAATTCATCACAAAAAGAGTTAATGAAAAATTAGCAGAGTTAGGATACAAACCAATTAAAGGCGGAGATGACTACTTTGAGTTTAACGAAAAGAAAGCATCTGAATTAGATTGGTTCTATCATCTTACAGGTGGAGTAACACATACTGATTTCTTTGCTATGAGACCTACTGATTATAGTAAGGCAGGTGAAGGAGAAAATTGGGACGACATTTTTTAAAAAAAAACATTATATAGATTATGAAATATTACGGAGAAGAACTCGGTTGGGAAATTGGTGTCGACTACCCTGAATGGGCCAACACCGAAATTTATGTTAAAACAATATCAAGAGGTTATTTACAAGAAGGCGAAAAACCTAAAGACGCTTATTGGAGAGTATCAACAGCTGTTGCAAAAAGATTGGGTAAACCCGCGTTAGCCACTAAATTTTTTGATTACATTTGGAAAGGTTGGTTATGTTTAGCTACACCTGTTTTATCAAATACAGGAACAGATAGAGGATTACCAATTAGTTGTTTTGGAATTGATGTTGGTGATAGTATATTTGAAATTGGTAACAAAAACTTGGAGTTAATGTTATTAGCAAAGCATGGAGGTGGTGTTGGTATTGGTGTCAACATGATTAGACCCGCAGGTGCAAAAATCACAGGTAACGGCACTTCTGATGGGGTTGTTCCATTTGTTAAAATTTATGATTCAACTATACTTGCAACAAATCAAGGTTCGGTTCGTAGAGGTGCCGCATCGGTTAACATTAAGATTGACCATAAAGATTTTGATGAATTTTTAGAAGTCAGAGAACCTAAGGGTGATGTTAATCGTCAATCACTTAATTTACACCAATGTGTTGTAGTTAGTGATAGATTTATGAAGAAGTTAGAAGAAGGTGATTCTGAAGCTCGTAGAAAGTGGGGTAAGTTATTACAAAAAAGAAAAGCAACTGGTGAACCATATATTATGTATAAAGGTAATGTTAATAAACAAAATCCTGAGATGTATAAAAAGAATGGTTTGAAAGTTCACATGACAAACATTTGTTCTGAGATTGTGTTACACACAGATGAACAACATTCATTTGTTTGTTGTTTAAGTTCTTTAAACTTAGCAAAGTATGATGAATGGAAAGATACTGATTTAGTTTACACATCAACAATGTTCTTAGATGGTGTCTTAGAAGAGTTTATCCAAAGAGCTAAAAATATGAGAGGTTTTGAAAATGCTGTTCGTTCAGCAGAAAGAGGTCGAGCATTGGGTTTAGGAGTATTAGGGTGGCACACTTATTTACAACAAAAAGGAATTCCATTTGAAGGATTACCCGCACAATTTGAAACTCGTAAAATCTTCTCTCAATTAAAAATTGAAAGTGAAAGAGCAAGTAGAGATATGGCTAAAGAATTGGGTGAACCATTATGGTGTAAAGATTTTGGTATGAGAAATACACACCTAAGAGCAGTAGCACCAACAGTATCTAACTCTAAATTGAGTGGTAACGTAAGTAGTGGTATTGAACCTTGGGCAGCAAATGTATTTACCGAACAAACATCTAAAGGAACATTTATTCGTAAGAATCCTGAATTAGAAAGAATTTTACGTAAAATTGGTAAGAACACAAAAGAAGTTTGGGACCAAATTTTGGCTGATGGCGGTTCTATACTAGGTTTTGATTTCTTAGATGATTATTGTTATATCGACACTAAAGTTGTTGAAGTAAAAGACGTTGAAGAGTCGAATAAATTTAAGATGGTCCCAATCAAGGATGTATTTAAAACCTTCAAAGAAATTAACCAATTAGACTTGGTAAGACAAGCAGGTATAAGACAACAATATATAGACCAAGCAGTTTCTTTAAATTTAGCGTTTCCTGCTACCGCAGAACCAAAATGGATAAATCAAGTTCATTTAGAAGCGTGGAAGCAAGGTGTTAAAACACTTTATTATATGAGAACTGAATCGGTTTTAAGGGGTGATATAGCGGCACAAGCAATGAACCCGGATTGCGTAAGTTGTGAAGCATAAACAAGTATATTTATTTTAAAAAGTATGTTAGAAGTAAAGAAATTTTCAGCAACATGGTGTGGTCCTTGTAGAGCATTGGCACCCATCATAAACGAAGTTAAAACACAATTTAACAACGTTATGTTCTCTGAGCACGATGTAGATAGCGATTATGAGGCGGCCACTGAATTTGGTATACGCTCAGTTCCAACGGTGATAATTCTAAAAGATGGGGTGGAAATACAAAGAGTCACGGGTCTATCGAGTAAATCTAACTACGTTAAGTTAATTAATGAGGCAGTAAATTAAGAATAAAGTCAGGACCAAAAATCCTGACTTCTTTTTTTGAGGATACACAACCATTTTACCTTTGTTTATATTTATTGATATGGCGGTAAAATATGGTTTAGATTTTCCCTTTAGAACAAGTTTAGAGGGGCTTTATTTAAGGATGACCACAACCAATGAAAGAGAGGTTCGTGCAAATCTTATACATTTATTATTAACCAGAAAGGGTAGTAGATACTTTTTACCTGATTTTGGAACTAGATTGTATCAATACATTTTTGACCAAAATGATGCGGTAACATGGGCATTAATCGAAGAAGAAATAAGAAATTCAGTTAGAACGTATATCCCTAATTTAGATATCCAAGATATTACCGTTGCTGCTGCTGATGAAATTGATACACAAAATGTAACATTCGCACACTTAGAAGATGAAAGGTTATTTAGAGTAAGTGACCACACAAACGATAGATATACAGCAAAAGTAAAAATAAGCTACAACGTAAATAATGGGACATTTTCATCGTCCGATTTTGTAATAATTAACATATAATGGCAAAAAAAATATCATACGCAGTAAGAGATTTTGCGGGTTTAAGACAAGAATTAGTAAACCTTACAAATGATTATTATCCTGATTTAGTAAAAAACACTAATGACGCATCAATATATTCAGTTCTTTTAGATTTGAACGCGGCTATCGCAGATAACTTACATTTCCACATTGATAGAGTTTGGCAAGAAACTATGTTGGATTTTGCACAACAAAGACAATCATTATATCATATTGCAAAAACATATGGTATTAAAATACCTGGTAATAGACCTTCAGTTACATTAATTGATTTTTCAATAAACGTTCCTGTTAGAGGAGATAAAGAAGATGAAAGATATTTGGGCATAATTAAAACAGGATGCCAAGTTTCTGGCGCAGGAGCGACTTTCGAAACTGTTGAAGATATTGATTTCTCAAACCCGTTTAATAGTAAAGGTGAACCAAATAGATTAAAAATACCAAATTTTGATTCTAACAACACATTAATATCATATACAATAACAAAAAGAGAAGCTGTTGTTAATGGTATAACAAAAATATATAGAAGAGTTGTAACTGAATTAGATCAGAAACCATTCTTAAAAATTTATTTACCTGAACAAAATGTTTTAGGGGTAACATCCGTTATACATAAAGATGGAACTAACTTTGCAACAAACCCATCATCATCCGAATTTTTATCATCAAATAGTAAATGGTATGAGGTTGATACATTAATGCAAGACAAGGTTTTTATTCCGGACCCAACAGCAGTATCAGATACCGCAAATTTTAAAGCGGGTAATTTCTTGACAGTTGTAAACAAATTTGTTACAGAAACAACACCAGAAAATTATTATTCATTAACATTCGGTTCAGGAACCGTTGACCCGATGGATAATTTAGATAGCTATATGAGTGGAACAATGAAAGTAAATTTAGCTACGTATCTTAATAATGTGTCCTTAGGTGCGGTTCCAAAAGCAAATACAACCGTGTTCATCAAATATAGAATTGGTGGCGGCAAAGAATCAAATTTAGGTGTGGATGTATTATCAAGTATAGATAGTGTTGAATTTGATGTAAATGGTCCTAATTCGTCTTATAATGACCAAGTAACACAATCACTAAGATGCACTAATGTAACCCCTGCGATTGGTGGTGCAGACCAACCAACAATAGAGGAGTTAAGAAATATGATAGCATATAATTTTGCAGCACAAAAACGAGCGGTTACATTAAATGACTACAAATCATTGGTTGAAAACATGCCTGCAACATATGGTGCACCGGCAAAGGTAAACGTATTGGAAGAAAATAATAAGATTAAGGTTAAACTTATCTCTTATGATGAAAATGGTAACTTAACCGATATAGTTTCTAACACATTGAAAAGTAATATTTTAAATTATCTTTCTGGTTATAGAATGATAAACGATTATATCGATATCACAAGTGGGGAAGTTGTTGATATGGGGTTAGAAATCGATTTAATTATTGATAAAAATCAAATCCCAACAGACATTATTAGAGAAAGTGTTACCACAGCGACTGACTTTTTTGATATTAATAGAAGAAAAATGGGAGACCCATTATTTGTTGGGGATTTAATTAGACAAATCGGACAAGTAAATGGTGTGGTTAACGTCGTTGATATTAGAGTTTATGGTAAAACAGGAGGTAGCTATTCATCTTCAGAAGTGACCCAAACCTATAAAAACACTGTTACAAAAGAAATCCAACAATTTGATATGTCTGTTTTTATGAAGAGCAATCAAATCTTCCAAATCAGATTTCCAGGACAAGACATTAAAGTGAGAACCAAAACTTTAGGAACCACTACATACTAAATTGTTTTTTAGTTATAATAGTAGAAAATCGGTTGGTTTCTATTTATTATAGGTATGGCACAAAATTACAGAATTTCAACAAATATTGGTCAAGAACAGAAGGTTACCTTCGAAATGAACCAAGACTATGATTTTTTAGAAATCCTTTCTTTAAAATTTAGTCAAAAAGAGGCTTATACATCCTTATGTTCTGATTATGGCGTTGTTTGTGGTAGAGTAACCGCAAATGATGGATTGGGTATTCCTAACGTTAAAGTGGCAATATTCATCCCTATTTCAGAGATAGACAAATTAGACCCTGTTGTTTCAGCAATTTATCCGTATGAAGTGATATCATCACAAGATGCTGATAATATTAGATTTAATGTTTTACCCGCAAGAAAACAACATTCGGGTCATACACCAACAGGAACATTTCCAGACCAATCAGATTTATTACAACAAGAAGAATTAGTTTACGTTTTTGAAACATATTACAAATACACCGCTAAAACAAATGA